GCACACGCCAGGAGTTCTCATAGCACCTGCACCACCACCAGTGTTAACTACTCCTGCTCCATTAAAAGCTGGACCAGGAACTGGTGCTCCACCACCTCCGTCTCCACCACCACCTGGTCCACCTGGAACAGCTGTTCCTGGAATTCCTGAAGTACCTCCACCACCACCAGCAAATAATCCTGGTGCAGTAGGACCTGCGTCTGGAGCGTCAGCTGCATAAAAAGGTTGAGGTGCTGATCCAAATACTGGAGTTACATCAAAACCACATCCACCTGGAGTTCCACCGCCACCACCTGCGCCTTTTCCACCGCCACCACCACCAGCTCCACCAGAACAGGGTGAGGATTTTCCTGAATTACCTTGACATGCTGTTCCAACGGCTCCTGCGTTAGGTACCGGGGGAGCACATCCTGCTCCTCCACCACCTGAACCACCAGCGGCTGCTACGTTAGAATAAGCTCCACCTCTACCACCACCAACGGCTGCTGTTAAGCAGCCAAAAGTTGTATTAGTTCCACTTGTGTGAGAGTAAGCACATGAACCTATTCCGCCACCACCGATAGTTACTGTTGTTCCACTAGTTACTGTTTCACAAGTTAGCATCAACAAACCACCAGCTCCACCACCACCTGCGTGTTGAGAACTACTTCCACCACCACCTGCAAGAATCATAACAGTTGCACCTGTTCCTGGATAACCTGTTGATTTATTATATGTACCTGATGCTGGGAATGCTACATTGTTTGCAGCGACCGGTGAACATGTTACAGTGTTGATAGGTCCAATTATTCCGCCATTTCCAGCCATAATATAAACCTCCTATGCGTCTGTCAGTAATTCAAATGTGATTGTAAGATCTAAGTCGCCAGATGCACTTGCATTAGCTTGTAGGTTATCTCCTTCTCTTAAATAAATAGGAGTATCAGAAATTACTAAAGAAGCATCTGCTGGTACTGAAATTGTTTTTGCTAAATAAGTTGTTGCGTCTGCGCCAGTAACTGTTGTGTTTGTAAAAGTTTGTGCGGCTGTAACAATTGCTACATCAACATCTGCTGCGGCTGAACCATCAACATTTGCGACAACAATTCTATTAATTTTTAAAAGATAACCAGTATCAGGATCTATTAAATTAACCAGTCCACCTGTAGGTAGATTCCATCCTAATGTTCCAGCTGTGATTGCTGTTACGTTTACTATATTTGGGTTTGCCATAATTTAATTCCTTTTGTTTATTTATCCGAAAATCATTGCCATTGCAATAGCTTTTCCTGTTGATATTCCTGCTGCCGGAAGAGTAGCAAAACTCATAGCTCCTGATCCGTCTGTTTTTAAGTATTGATCTGCTGATCCATCCGCAGCTGGTAGTGTATAAGCTGGTTGAGCAGCGCGTGTGCCAGCGGATCCTCTAGTACTTACCATTCCTGAACTACGAATATCCGTTCCATCATGATAACAAAAAATATTACCATATTTAGGAATAAGTATTCCTGTTGCACCTGTGACTTTAAAAGTGATTGTATTTCCAGCAGCTCTAGTCGTGCTATCTATAACTAAAAATGGTTTTAAAATATCTGCTGTTCCACCAGGAGAAGACCCTGATCCTGCTTCATCAGCAATATCTAAAATTCTGTTTCCAGCAGTTGATCCAGTAAGTTGTATAATAAAAGCTCTACCATCATAGGTTCCAGTAGAGTTATCTGGGATCGTTAAAGTTCTATCAGCATCCATTGCGATAGTGATCCACCCAAACGTATCTCTAAGATAATTTAAATTTAGATTAGTATTAGTTCCCCATGTACCGGCGTTTTCGCCAGTAGTCATTAAATTGAAACCCAGTGAATTATAATTTGATGCCATAAATCTCCTTATCCTGCGTGATCTACATATGTATAGGAAGTATTTCCAGTTATGTCAACATCTTTATAACCTAATGGTGCGACTCCCCCTGAACCTAAAGTACTAGTAACTTCAAATCCTGAAACTCCAATTGCCATATCGGTAACAGTCGGAGTCCCTAGAGAACCAGTTATGGAATAACCACTTACTCCAATTTGCATATCATCTATGGCACCTAGACTTCCTAGAGAACCAGTTATTGCATAACCAGTTACAGGAATTAATGGATTTGAAGTAATTGATATTGTACCCAGGCTCATTGTAGCACTGTAGCCCGTTGGGAATGTAACCACTTCCTCAGTAATAGTACCTAAACTTCCTGTTATTGCGTATCCTGAAGCTCCAATTACCATATCAGGAATAGTTGTTAAACTTCCTAAAGAAAGGGTTCCTAATAAAGACTCAGAAAGTGTAAATATAAAATCGTAATTTATTTGTGGTGTTCCTAAAGAACCTGTTATTTCGAGACCTGTTAATGGCTCTCCAATTTCTATGTTTACTGTACTTTCTTCTCCCCAAGCATCATTGCCCCAAGTACTTCTACCCCAGCCTTCAAGACCAAGTGCGCCAGTCATTTCTAAACCAGTTAGAGGAACTGTATGAATATTTGTTCCCCACTCATTGTCGCCCCATGCATCCCGGCCCCAACCTTCCGTAGAACCTGCATAAGCAAGACTTCCTAAAGATGATGTGGCTAAAAGACTGGTTGTTATGGAGTATGTAACGGTTCCTTGATCACCCCAAGAGTTCTGTCCCCAGGTTGTGCCGACTGCGTTCCAGGTGTTCGCCATAAGGATTTACCCCCTACGACGTTATTCTTATAATAGCGTTGGATGAATCGTTAGCTGGGAATTGAATTGTGAAAGTTCCAGAAGAAACAGTTTTATCTCCACCAAAATCAATAGAACAAACAGCTGCATTAGCAGTTAATCCAGAAATCGAAGATGAATTATAAATTAAACATCCCCTTGCTGTGAAAGAAGCAGATGTCCATGAGACGTCTGAAAAATCTGTATAAGAAGTAACCGTGCTTTTAGCTACTCCAGTATTTGTTAGAGCTTCTCCAGCAGTAGTATAACCACCACCTGATGCAACTTCATTAGTTGCTGAATAAGCAGTTGTAGTAGTGTCAATTGTTGCTGAACTTGTGTAAAGAGCTATTTTAAATGCGCTACCAGCAGGTGTATCTCCTGAAGCATTGAAGCTGTGATAGCCCCCTAATAATTCTTCTTTAAAAGTATTTTGTAATACTGATGATATTGGCATAACTTGTATCTCCTATACTACGGGCTTGGTGATTTGATAGGGATTCGAACAGTACCATCTGTATAATCGTCTCTTCGTCTTCTACCAATTTGCACGCCCGCAAATTTTGCTACCTCTTGTTTATATTTATTCTCGTATAATGTCAACATGTCCATAGGGCCTTTTAAAAATCCATAAGCTTCTACTAATGTAGCATATAATAGCCCCTGTGGGAAGTACTGACTAATATAAGTTCCAGATGTTTTAGTCACTAAACTTTGAGGTACCATATCATAATATATTCTATGCATATAATTAGCATCTGGTGTAGGGGCTAAATATAACGCTCCTGAAGTAGTAGATGAAGTTCCTGTGGCTCCTCCAAACATGGCATAATATTTAGGAAAACCTGTCACATCTTGGGTTGTAGCTGTTGCAGCCAAATCACCCTCTGGGCCATATAATCGATTCACATATTCTGATAAATAAGTCTGATCTTTTTTAATAAGCCATGTCCCAGCACCTGTAGTAACCGTTGTACTATTAAAAACTTCTACCCCACGCACAAATACTGTACCTGTTAACCCTTTAGTTCCTAATCCAGGGACATTTATTGTATTATCATCAACAGCTAAATTTCCTTCACTCACAAATCTATTACTGTCACTAGGGACATCATAAAAAATTCTATATTCTGCATTTTCTATAAATCTGCTTAGAATAGCACCAGTTAAAACAGTACTACTTACTTCAGTATAACTTCTAACGTCAGCTTCTAATGCTGAGAGTGTATATCCAGCCATTATTTAATAGCCTCCTGACAATTGAAACAACTTTTTTTAAATCTGGTATGGTTGACACAATGTTGCGGTTTAAGTACTAATGGCTCTAAACCTAAGTCTGATCCTGTGCCTGCCAAGTCTCTAGTAGGTTCTTTAATCCTAGAATATCCTACACCACCAAAACATTTCTTCCATAAAAATTTTAAAAATTTAATCATTACGGTCTATCGTTTACGGGTCCGCCGAAAACGAAAAAGCCTCCTCCTGTTGCTGTACCTGTTGCAGCGTTAACTAATGTACAGGTAAAACTATTACTATAAGTTTCTGTGCTATTAGCATCATTTATAAATGATGTTTCAACGATAGTTATTATATACGATCCATAAATTTTTGCACCCGAAGAATGAGAACCTGCTGTGGTACTAATAGGAGTTGTTCCATAGGAAGGGGCCGCGGTTCCTCTAGTACAACCAGTTAAATCATTAGTGGATTTACCGGTATATTTAATAGTTTCATTTACAATAGCTCCTGTCGTGCTATCTACTTTTTCAATCACAATGTACCCGCTCGTAGGAAATTCTGATGCATCAGTTAAAGTAATTGTTGTGGCTGTAGAAGTAATGTCTCCGTTTAAAGTTGTATTCAATTCTAACGCAGCAATTGAAACTCCGCCAACAGGATCCTTAACCTGATAAAATCTTACAGCATCTCCAGTTTTTCTTTGATGTCTATTTTCATTAACCGTTAGGGTTGTAGTTCCAGCAGTTGAAAAAGGAACAGTGTCCAGCGGGGCTGGTGTTGGAAGAGCTACCCGCGCCGGTCTTGCATGTTGCAAAGCTTGCGGATCAGCACTTGTAGGTTTAGGTTGAAGTTGAGGCTGTTTAGGTTCAAATTCAGAAGTATGAACCCATGCTCCATTCCATTCTCTCACCATTTCGTTATACGGAAATGCGAGTCCAGATCTATCTGAAATCATTAATGCATATTTACCTTGAGAAAACGAAGTCATTATGTTCCTGGGTAATAAACTTTAGGTGCTATATAAGTACTAGTTGAAGCTCCATCTTCTGATAAAGCCCTAGCTAATTCATCTTCATATAACAGTTTCATTTCTTGTACTTTTTGTGGTGCCACTGGGTTTTTTTGGGATAAATAAAATGCAAGTCCTGAAACCATACACGGCACAAATCTATATGGAACATTTGTCACATTTGTATATGCGTCTCCAACATCTTGAATTCTTTTTACATAATAAAAATTAATATAATTACCATCTTGAGCTGCACCTGGAGTTAAATAGAAAGTCATAGTAACTTTATCTATAAATCTTTGGACCCAATATTGTGTAGGTAAACCTGTAGCAGTTTTATTAGAAAAAGCTTGGTATTGAGATCTATTAATCTGAGTCATTGGAGTATCAATCGTAGTAGATTTTACTCTATAATTTGCTTCTAATATATCATCCACTCCTCTTATAAACTGTAAAACAGCATCACTTGTACTATGAGTGGCTGCAGTTGTGCCATTAACACCTCTAACAGCTCCAGTTAAATTCAAAGAAGATATCCCTGAATAAGTCATTTCTTCAGAATTAATAATGATAGTTCCTGAAGTCGGCATTCCTGTAACAGAAGTAAGTGGAATATCTGTAACAGACGCATTAATTCCTGCTGTTAAAGTAGTGCTAATACCATCTGAAGTACCATCAGCAGCAGTAC